TATGACAAGTTGCCAATACACGCGTATGTGTGGCACAAAGACGCTGGCAATTTGCCCGTAGACACGCTTCAGTTGTGGGACTGCATGGGCTACAGGTTTACTATTCTTGAAAAGATTGGCCTGCGTAACCTGGGCGTAAAGTTTTTGGGTAAAGACCGTGAGTGGCACTTTGGCCGTTACTTGTTTACGGTTGACTTTTGCGCAGACGAGTTAAGTTTAGACACGGGCTTTACCGAGCAGGCCGAGGAACACAAGTCGTTTAACTGGATTGCGCTAGACAACGGTCAGTTTGCTTGCCAGCCCAACAACAGGTGCTTGTGGTACGACCAAAGCCTGATCCCTGCTGAGACAAAGTTTCCTGACTTCCAAGCGGCGCAGCGCCTATGGACAGTGGACGGCACGCGCAAGTGGTCAGCAGGCGACGATTGGTTTTACGACATTAAGGAAAAAGATGAAACGATTTGATTTATGGAAGGCCAAACTAAAAGTGGCTAAGGCCGAGTTGCGCATACGCGACCGCGAAGCCAACGCCGCAGTGCGGGCGCTTATGCGCGTGCGCGGGACAATTACTGAATTGGAGAAGAAAATTGACAACTACTTGGCGAAGCCTTAACAATGAACTTAGCAGGATGAGCGAGGAGGACGTCCTCAAACTGCTTAACGAGGAACGTGATGGCGCCAAGCGCGTTACCATGCTTCAGCGCCTTCACCAGCGCTACAACACCCTGCGCGTAGCACGGGAAAGATTAGAACTACTTAAAGGAGCAACACAATGCTAGAAAAACCGCCTTACTCAAAGATCAGTTACCCGTCTATGCCAAACAAAGATTTCAAATGGTCTTCTGGTTCAGACGTGCAGGCCATCTGGCGCAAGCATGGCTGGACACCACCTTCTGAAAAAATGACACCCCCACCGCCAGAGCGCGTTATGGACATGCCGCTTCGGAGAGTTAGATAAATGCCAAGACCAAAACCACCTGAACCCCTGTTAGGCCGACAAGTCCGAATGTCAGATAGACACTGGATGATTTTGCAAGAACTTGGTGGCGCCGAATGGCTGCGCAAACAACTGGATAAGAACGCCAAAATGCCGGCCAAGTATTACCGCCTTGAATTAGACGCGCCGTCTAAGAAGGAATCCAATGATTAACAGGCCAGATTTTCAGACATGGAGCCAGGCTAACTTGGCCAAGTTTGCCGAAGAAGCCTACGCCAAGTTGTGTGAGCAAGACGACCGCATACAGATGCTGCAATGCGATTTAAAGACCGCTATTGAGGCGTACAGGGCGTTAACTAAGGAATAGGCGGCGCTCGTCTATGCGGCGGGTTTGCAAGCCTCTGAGGACTTTTCCTGCCGCCATGCAATACTTTAGAAGTTCTTCGGCGGCGCCCTCTTTGTCGCCACGAAGCAACTTCTGACGAAGCGTCGAACGCTGGAGTGTTCCCAGACCGACGTTAAAACTAAAGCTAACGAGGCCATCAAACATACCTTGTGTAAGAGGGACAGGGCAGAAGCGCTCCACTCCACGCTCAAAACGGTCAAGATCAGCCCTAAGAATTCCATCTACTTCTTCTTTTGTAAACGTCCGGTTATCTTCAGAATGAAGCGCGTAAGCGCCCCTTTCAGCCAATAATATTTTGATTTGATTCGGATAAAGAACATGGCCAACTCCTATTGTCCACAGCTTTGCTGGGCACTGGTACGGTTTGAATCGAACACCCTCATGGTGCTTGATCATCTCAATGGCTTTGGGCGAGACGTTCATTTGCCAAACGCTCTGCCACCAAAGTGGAACGCAATGATGGACGCAAACAACGCCTGGGTTTCTGAGTCCCACAGCATTTCGGCCAACTCTACAAAACTAACGCCATTGTGCCAGCCATAGGCAAACAGGCCAACGTCGACAAAAACTAGCAGGAAAAAGAAACCGTAGGTAATGACAGGGCGAACGCTGGCGCGTAGGTTACGCATCCACTGGCTAGTGCCTTCGTTTAGACTTTCATCGTGGGCGTAAATGGCTTGCATCTCGGCTTGCTGCGCACCAATTAAAACTTGCTGGGTGGTGGCCGCGCTTTCGGTGGCCAACTGCTCTGTGCGGATGTGTTCAATCCGCTCTTGAGCCTCAAAGCCCGCCTTACGCAATTCCAACTCACGCTCAATTTGCATTCTGGCCAGCGCCAGTTCATGCAGTTTGTCAGACCGATCTTGAAAAAAGTCCAACAACTTGGGCAGGCCACCCATTAAAAAAGAAATTAGGGTTGAGAGTAGTGTTAGCATTATCCTAGTCCAATCATTCCAAGTAATTTATTGACAATCTTGTCTGACAGATCGTCAGGCAAGAAGCGGAGCAGCCCAAGCACCCACCAAGCGATGCACAGGCGCACAAACACTTTGAGAAACAGGTCAAATTGTTTCTGGTATTCATTCACCGACCACACCGCATTCTGGCGCAAACTTCTGAAATTTCAGCAATACCCCAGCCAACGGCGCCGATTAGTAAAACAAGGGTCACAATGCCAATCGCCCACGCCAGTTGTTCATCTTCTTCTTCTTTGCGTTTCTTTTCTTCGGCCTTGGCTTGGCGCGCTAGATGCGCGTCTTCAATGTCCATCTGCTGCTGGCGCTCTTTGATCTTTCGCCACACGTCTATGCGGCCCGTCTGCATAAAAAGCATCTGTAACTCGGCTTCAAAGCGTTTGGTTTCATCAAGCGCCATCTCAATTTGAAGGGCCGTGCCAAGGTTTGATTTGTTGCCAGAGCGTTTGGCCTCCACCATGGCTTTGGTGGCCACGCTTTTGGCGTCAAACATCTTAGCGATCATGGGCGCTAGGCCCGCTAGATCGTTGGCTACTTTACTTGCCTTTTTGACAAGTCCTATGGCTTGCTGTAGTCCCTCAAGCGCCGTGATGGGGTCGATGATCATTTGTCAACTTTGCCATCCAGTTTGTCAAAAATTTTGCCGAGCATGTCTTTAACTTCGCGCATGTCAGCGCGGTAATCATCGCGGGTGACGTAGTTAAGCGGCATGCTACGCACGTCAGTGTCAAGGCGCTCAATGGATCGGTAGATGTTGTTCAGCACCCAGCCACCTAAAAACCCCGCCAGACTTACCGCGATGTTAAATAAGACTTGGGTGTCCATTTAACGCCCTGTTCCACGAATTTCCACGCGGTATGGTTGATTTAACGCGTTTTCATTATTGCGCTCTGGCGCCATTGCATTGACGCCAGTAGTAACCGTGCCGGTGCGGATTGCTTCCACAGCTTTTCTAGCGCTTGGCGCTAACACCGACGGGTCAGAAATTAACTTCAACACACGACTGCGCTCAGCCGCTGGCAGCGTTTCTAACAGCTTTGCCGCGCCTTCAGGCGTTTTTAAACCTTCGGTTAGCGCACCCATGGTTTTAGCGCCAATCTTGTCTTCTAAGATTTGCAAAGCTTTGTTAGTCGTCGCAGCCACAGCGTTTAGATACGAAGGCACACGCAACCTAGACATGTTATCTAACAACAATTGTTTTAGCGCTTCTTGGCCTGCGCCGACTTGTTCTTTAACGGCAAGATCAGTCAAGCGTTTTTTAGCTTGCTCTTGCAAAACCGCCATGGTGCTGTCAGCCAGTTCGGTTGCAATGTTATACCTACCAGGGCCAAGAATCTTTTCAACAACGTCAGGCGATTCGTTTTGCACTAAACGCACAAACTCATCTTTGTTGCTCTTAAATAGTTCAAGCGCTTTGCCAGCCAGTTTCTTTTCGTTGATTGCGCTCATGCCCTTAGCGTGCGCTGTCAAATAATCGCGCCAGCCAGTACCACCTGCGGCTTCAATAGCGTCGTCAATAGCAGGTTTGATTTTAGATAACACACCTGCGGCCAAGTTGCGCTGGGCGGTTGCATCAGCGCCTGGGCGCAGTTTAGCAATTGCAGCATCGACAGAGTTTTTGCGAATAGCTTCTAAAGCCGCCGCGTCAATAACGCCGCCGCTGTTAGTCCACTTGGCAATATCGTCAGCGACGTTTTTAACAGCACCGCTAATTAGATCGTTACCCGCAAAAGCAGGATTGTTTGACGTTGCAGTAATGCGTTGGATAAGCGGTGCGCTTTCCAAAGGATTGATTCCAACAGAACGCAAGGCTTTTTCTGCGCCAGTTGCTTGAGCAATAAATTGCGCCGGCTCAATCTTAGCGCCTGAGCCAGCCAATATGGCCAGATCATTAGCAGCGCGGACATTTGCTTCATCAGCAACGTATTGACCCAAATTAGCGCGCTTAATTACAGACTCGCGCTGTGGGCCTGTAACTTTATTAAGGTTAACTTTAGCTTGCTCGGCCGTGCCACGGGCTTCAGCAGCTGTAGCGCCGCCAGCCAGTTTAGACAGCGCGTTAACAGACACGTCACCTTGCGACTTTTCCAAAGCAAGTAAAAACCGTGGGTCGCGGGCGGTGGCTCTGTCAACAAGCGCTTGAAATGTTGGGCTGTTGATATTGGCCGTGGCTTGCGCGGCGCTGACGCCTTGACCTTGCGACGCTCTAAGCGCATTCAACACTTCAGGCAGGTCTGGGCCAAGCGCGTTGCGGGCTATCTCAGCCGCTTTCTGTTTAGGAATCTGGCGAAGGTCGGCGATCTTACCGCCGACATAGCCAATCGCAGGGCCAAGCACGCGCCCACCAGTTTCAAATAATGCACCTTCAACTACATTACGTAACGGCTCAACCACTTGTGCAGCGCCTTGACGTGGTGCTTTACCACCAAAAGAAACGTCAGCTAAATTAAGAAGTTCTTTGGCCATGCCATAACCAAGACCAGCGCCAGCAACAGCGCCCGTGGCTGTACCAACACCAGGCGCTACCAGAGTACCAGCGCCGCCGCCAATTAAACCGCCGCCAGCCGCGCCCAACATTTCAACTGTAGGTGTAACAAACTCACGAATTTTTTCGTAAGTTGTAGGCGGCTTGCGCTCAGTTGGCATGCCCGCCGAAACAGGCATGGATGGCAGTAAAGATTGCGGAATCTCAGGAACAGCACGCATTCGTCGAATTTCGTCAGCAAA